CAATTTGATCCCATGAAGACAGACGACGATGCTCAATCGTTGCTCGATTCTTTCATGTGTCCGATTGTTGACGCAGCGTACGTTCCGGCCAACACGCCAAGCAATGCGAAGGCGTGCGTTCAAGGCCGGATCACTGACCTACAGGAGAAGCACAACGACTCCCCGTATGGTCACTCTGCGTCTCGGTTCGTGTTGCTCTGCATGCATGAATTCGCCGAACACGTCGGCTCCCGCGGCTCCCTGCACCCCGTCGACCATGAAGAGGTCTACGAGCGCCAGCCACGCCGCACCCAGCGCAACATTCTCGACGAAGTGAATTCCTCCGCTGGTCTTCTGATCAGCCGGATTTGCTCGTTCTTGAAGCGCGAGAGCTACCAGAAGCCATCTGAACCACGGCCGATCTCACCGGTCGATGGATCAGTGAAGCTCCCGTATTCCCGATACATGTACGCATTGAGCGATGCCCTCAAGCGCCAGCCGTGGTACGGTTTCTCTAAGAACCCCTCTGCCGTCGCTGAGCGCGTTGCGCAAATCAGCACCTACGCCAGCCATCTCATTGAGACGGACTACCACCGTTTCGATGGCAGCATGACAGAAGTCGCCCGCCAAGCCGAGCGTATCACTGTCATGCATCTGTTTCATCCATCATGCCACGACGAGTTGCGTCAGCTGATGGATAGCCAGATCAACGCACGTGCTAAGATGCGTGATGGGCCAGGTTATCTAACCGGCACTTCTCGTCTTTCCGGCAGCCCTGAAACCAGTGCGCTCAACTGCATTGTCAACGCCCAGGTGGTCTTTTTGGCCGCCCGCCGCGCCGGCATACCCGCAGATGTTGCGCTACGCCTCTTTCTCGCGGCCGGCGACGACGGTCTAGTCGCTGACATTCCACCTTCCGACCTCCTCTGGGCCGCTAAACAGTACGGCTTGAATATTGACGTCAACGTCCGCCGTCGTGGCGAATCTGGCGTTAATTTTCTTGCCCGCATCTACAGCCCAGATGTTTGGTTCGGCGACGTGGACAGCGTGTGCGACATCGCTAGGCAACTGGCGAAGCTGCACTTGACCACCGCCACCCCTGCGACAGCAGCCGAGAAAGCCACCGAGAAAGCCATCAGCTTCTACTTGACAGATGCCAACACTCCCGTGATCGGAGATTGGGCCCGACGATTGGTAAAGTTCGTCGGTGTGGACATCAATCCGCTGGAGGATCCCCTCGGACTTCGGTCCTGGAATTCCCTCACCGTGTTTGATAACCAGTACCCAAACTCGAAACAGGTCCGGCCGTGGGCATATGATCTCATCGAGGAGCAGATGCCGGGATTCGACGTCGGGGAGTGGAAGGACTACCTCGACGACCTGGATGACCCTGCTACGATAATGGAAGATTTCCTGTCAGCCCCATGTTGCTGGACCGCGCCCCTCATCCGAGCCAAGCGGCACATCACCGTGAATGGTGATCACGTGCCTCCGCTCGAAGAGCCGGCTGCTCGGCCAAGCAAGCCCAAGAGCGCCAAGCCCAAGAAGGTGAGGTTCGACCTTGCCCCGAAGGCTAAGCCCAACGCCAGGAAATCTACTATTCCCAAATCGAACAAGCCCATGGAGAAAGTGAAGGATAAGAGCAAGCGACACGGCTCCGCTAAAGCCGTGCCTGCCGGGCCTAAGCGCGGACACATCACCCGCGCCAAACGCCCAGCTCCTGTCAAGAGGCGCTGAACACACGCAGCGTCTCGCCCTGGTCAGGCATTAAAGTGACCAGCCTGGTCGAGGCTATAAACCGACCTTTTGTCGTGCACGACATTAAACATGCATCAGACTGCTCAGTCTATAAATGAGAGTCCCGCATATTGGCCGCGCAATCGCGCCGCGACACATCAGGCGTCTCTACCAATGCTCACGTTTTAGGCCCGGTACTTCCGTGAGTTATCACGGATGGGCCGGGCTGTCCCTGTGAACAAATGTTGTCTCGTCGCGAATTTGACGCAAAACACCGTGAGAAATTCAATACTGCCGGATTGAACGAGTCTGAGATTAAGAATCGCTATGACGACTACGTGCGCTCGTATACCGAGGACATGTCTGCCCCCGAAAAGGGCACCATGCGCGTCGCTCCCGCTGGCTCACGCCAGCGGCGCCGCGCCACTGGAGCCGGCTTCGGCACGCCAAGACGTGCCTTCGACACCAGCAAAACGTGGTCTAAGCAGATGAATTCGATGGTGATCGATTATCTCAAGTCGGTGAGTGACCCTTGGAATAACATGGCCCTCATCCCCGATCCCTTATCATATGGGGGCACGCCTTACCAGATCAAGTTCAATGTATCTCTGGATTCGGACGCCGATGGTGAATGTTGCTTCTGGCTCCGAGACGGAATAGTGTTAAATCACGCCGTCTCTGGTCGCCAGTTGTTCAAGATCACACCAACGCCGCCCGCACTACCTTACTACTATTTGAACTTTGGTGGTGGCGCGGTCCCCAACGAATACCTCGATTCTCTCTCGACTTGGGCAACTTTCACCAGTGCGCCCGAGGTTCCGTGGCAGTCAGTCCCTTCAGCCAGCGACGTGCGCGAAGTAGCAGCCAGATACAGACCTGTGTCCGGAGGCATGCGCGTACGTTACACTGGCCCAGCACTGACCGCTGCAGGAGTCATCGCAGCAGCTCCCATACCCACTGATTTGGCGAGCACTGGCTTGGAGATTAACTACGAGTTCATCGAGGCCCTCGAGGGTGCGGTTATCGTACCCGCAATCGACGGCATTGATGCCAGGATGGTCCCAACAAACGGAGCGCCCAAGTATCGCCCGGTAAAGATGACGCACAACTACATTGACCATGTGAATAACGTTCCTCCTTACGTGAATTTCGCGTTCCAGGATTTCACAACGTGCGACACTGATCCGGACTATTACAACGCTCTCCACGCGCCCGCTGCCGTTACTTTCGTCGGCGGTCCCGGTTGCCCGTTTGTTTCTAACCCTCCAACACTCGCTCAGGAAATTATCCCCAACGGCGCATCAGGTGATGGCGTTGAGTGCCTGTTCTTCAATTACGCTTGTCTCCAGACGCAGTGCTCTGTACTGTCATCTGATATGACTAGCGTGATGATCTACGCCCGTGGCTTGCCCACCAGCGTGAACGGCGTTCTCGAAGCCGAGGTAGTCCTGAACATTGAGCTGGTAGCCGACACGAGATCCTTCGTGTCTTCGACGGTCGACCGCAGCCGCCGCCACGTCTCGAATGAGCGTGGCGACGTAGCGCGCTCGGTCGCATCGGCTTTGCCCTCAGTGTCTAAGACCACCGGAGATGCCGCACTCCCCAAGATTGCCAGGAATACCAAATCCCAACGGCCCAATGACAGCCTGATGAAATCGCTGAGTAGCGCAGCAGAGATGACTACTGAAACTCTCTCTGGCGCATTTGACGCGATCTCAGAGGCCACTGGTCCCGTTCTGGATACGGTCCTGGACGTGCTGCCATTCGTGGCAACAC